TCCTGCTAATGGTAGAGCAGCTACATAAACACCTTCTTCTGAATCTGATATAGTTCCTGTTTTAGGGTCATACTGAGCAGTCTTTACTCTAATATTTCTTGTGTTTGTACTATCTATATTATTCCATTCGTCATTAACTACTTCTAAGCCATTTGTGATAGCAACATCCTCAGGTTCAGTCCAATCATAGGTAATAGTATGTAGTATTTTTTTATATGCAAATTGCCCAACAACCGTAGCCTTCCATTTATTTATTCCTGTGAGAATATAAGTATCAACAAGTACGGTGCTATAATCTAATGTTGGAGTTGTTGACCGGCTTATTGCTATTACCCAAGACTGAAAACTATTATACCCATCTCTTTCAGTTGTCACCTTCATCCACTTATCGACAGCACCACCAAAGTCATCGGTCTCATCCGTCGCAGGAGCAGATGCGCCAGTCAATAAGTAAGTATCTGTTTCCGTTGTTATTCCCGTAATACTTTTAATTGGAGTTGTAAGATCCGTATCGCTTGCTGCGTAATAATCAATCTCGTACTCTTGGTTAGATTCGGGAGTTTCAGATGTTTCATTATAAGCATCGTACATTGTTGTAGCTTCGGTTCTGTCAGGGTGCTTCCACGCGACTACTGTATTGTCCGTATCTGATATTTCTATAATTCCGTTTTCATCAGGAAGTACAGCACCGACCTTAACCGCTTTCGGTCTATATGGAAGTTCGTATCTTTTAGCTAATGTCTTTGTTTTTGCATCAGCATTGGCAAGCAAAACACTACCAAGTGAAGACTGATTAAGAAGCTTAACATCTTGATCGCCAAAGTTAAATTCCGTTTCAATTACACCCTTGATTTGACTTGCAAACCAAACTATTGAACCCGAAGGATGATATTGCGGTACGGTGTCAAGACAGCCTCTTTTCACATTCATTGTTTTATTTGCCTGGCTGACAGATACCAATTGCATAATCTCATAGTTGCCATAATCCGTGTTTTGAACGATAATGTAAACTGTCGATCCCGTTGTAATATCGTCGTCAATATTTGCTCTTAATCCGATATTATCTTCTTGAGTATATCCGAGTTCATTTAATAGCGAATTGTAATAAGCAAAATTAGCATCTTCATACCTTGTATAAGTTCCTGAAACATCGACCCATTGCTGATAATTTAATACTTCCGCAGAAGGTTGACTTTGCATTGTCATAATAAGACCGTAATCACTTGTCGGCGGTGGAGTGACATAGCTTTCATTCTGCCAAATCCAATAAGGCATTTCATCAACAAATATATTTGCACTTTGGAACGGATCGTTAAGAGCGTCATCATAATCAGTTGATCCTGGCGGTGCATAAAGTCCTTGTCCTAAACTGAATACATCTTCTATAATTGAAATCTCAACCGTTCCGTCATCGTATTTTCCCCTGTCAACTCCGACAACCCTGAATACTATTCCAACAAGTCCCAAGTCAGACCAGTTAAGTTTGAATACATCGCCGGGATTAAGAACTGACATGTATCTATTTGCCTTGACCGTTGCCTTAGCTAACTGTGAACTTGCAACCTTCAACTCTCTATTTGCCATTTTAACAGCTAAATCTTCGTCAATAATCCATTCTCTGCTTATAGCAGTAGAAATGACCGCACCTTGTTTTAAGACACCCGCAAGATCATGAGCATAAGAAGTTACTTTTTTCCACTCTGTAGAATCAGTATAAGTCAAAGCGACCTGATTTGTCATTTGGTATGGAGTGCCTCTTGTGAAATTGCTTATTTCGACAATCTCATCTTCATCGTAAGTAGTAAGTCCATCAAGATCGTAATTATCCCTTGCAAGATTTATCTGATAACATCCATTTTCATCTTGATATACAAAGCCGTCAAGATAATCACACACTTGCATAATAAAATCATTAACTTGAATACTACCTCTATCCAAAGTACATGCAAGTCCAAAGCCTTCGTTATAAGCTAATATTGCGTACGTTTCAAAGGTATCTCCGATTAGACTTGGATTTATACCCAAACCCCATACTTTCGAGGTTAAAGCCTCTCTAATGATATGTACTGCATTCATAGCTCCATTACTTCCAACTTCCGCATAAGGCAATAACCATTGTTCTGAATAATCTGATTGCCTATTTATCCTTGTTGCTTCAAGAGAAAGATAATTCGGAGTAGGACTTGTCCCTAATCTACTATCAGTTCCGCCTATCCAAGTAACATAACCATTCCCGGGAAAGATAGTACCAAGAAATCCCCTGAAAGCAGGAATATATCCAACTTGGTCGTATAATGGATTATCTGTTTCACTTGAATTTGTTGCATATTCTTCAAGGTATTCGTTTACTTCTTGATTAGGCTCTCCAAATTCAATATAAAGATCGCCATAATACGAACTTGATTTGTCTAATTCTGAGCTTACGGTATTTTCCGTATAATTAACATCGTATTTTTCGCTTCCATCCCAAATAGCAGTAACGGAATCAATTGGACTTAAGCAGTATATCTGATGAATGCCAGCCTGATACTTAGTAGTGTCATAAGTCCCTAAGTCTCCCCACCATACGACATTTGATCCTTCAATTTTCTGCTTTCCGAATATAACAGGAATCGCCCTGCCTTCTTCCGCTGTCGGAGCATTAAAAGCCTTTAAATCAGGACTTTCCTCTTTAAACTTAGGTGGTTTCGGAGCTGTAAGCCATGCAACTATAATTGATCCTGCCCATATTAAAACACTAACCCATCCCATTACACCACCCCATCGCCTGCAAAAGGAGTCCTATCAGGCATAAAAGGAAATCCTTTATAGTTTTCTATATTTGCGAAAGTATCTGCACAAGTCTCTTTCGTATGATCGCAACCTCTAAACATATACATCGTATCACCTGATTTTAAGTCTCTGAAAGGTCTCGGTATAATTATTCTGTTGCCATAATGAGCTTGAACAGTTCGCATTTGACCGTCTGCCAATTCGACTATCCCTGCTTTGAAGTAACCGCTATTTTCATCTTCTTCGCCCTGAAAGTAAATTGTAGTTCCTGATATACCGACACAGCTATTTGTTTTCTTCCAATCAGCTCTTGTAATACCGCATTTGTCTGAGTATAAAGGAACCATACACTGCTGAGAATAAATATAGAATAATACAGGTCGTCTCGTTGTTGAAAGCCCACTGTCACAACCGATCTTTGTTGTCATTGCATTCATCTGAAACTGAACTACAAACCCTGTAAATATCGTGTTTGTGTAAGTCAAAGCCTGCTGTCTGTAAACCGTTATCTTGATATTCTCGTCAGCATAAGAAATGATATTATCGGATATAATCTTCGCTGTACTTGCAATTTCAACTGTTATTTGATTTTCATCAGGATTGTCAGATTGTTTTAACTCTGTCCTCGAAATGTTTTCTGCAAGATAAGTATTTCCATCGTAAACAATATCCTCGTAGTAATTGCAATAATACCACGATCTCGTAACATTGTCGTCAACATCAAAACATTCAAACTTAAAAAGTTCTACCGGTTCGGAATCCATTGTTGAAAGTTCGTATGTATTATAATCAGTCATTATCGACCTCTCTTATTTTGCCGTTAAGCATTATTTCACCGTGCATATTCCAATTGATATTTACCTCATCACTTTCAAGTCTGTAAGGTATAAGCCAAGACATGTAGCCACCAGCTTTTAATATTGTTGTCGAGGTCGCCGCAAAGAATCCCGAACTTACAGTTATTCTTTCAACACCTGAAGAATAAAGCGTTATACTTGTAACTTCACGAACATAATTTACGCCAGTTGTACTTCTAAAATAAATTGCATTCCTACGATTTGCATCAAACATATCCCGCATATTATTATCTACAATATATATAGCTTGCGGTTCTGCCGGACTTGCAACTAAATCTTGAGATAACTCAAAATCTCCCTGAAATGTAGGATAGTAGAATATTTTTAATCTACCTTTAAGATAATGCAAGAACTCATATAATTCATAAATATCTGCAAATGTATTTTTATACCATCCGAAAGATAATACCTTTTTAGGCTTATCCCAAAACTGCTTAACGGTCATAGTTCCTGTCTTAAAGTCTAAAAGCTTTTGATTATTTACTATGCTGTTTTGACTTGTAGAACTCTGAAATA